GGGTATTGCTGAATTAGCAAATGCTCATCGTTATTATCTGATTGATTGGTGGGGCAATGCACGTGGTGAAGATGTACGACGGTTCCCTGTACGTGGATTCGGTATTCGACCTGCTTGGGACCCTGAGGACGCTTACGCTGATACGAATGTCACTCATCGACCTGCTGCAAACAGTTTGTTTGGTGGTGACGGAACTGATAGATACAGTGGTAACGCCAACAATGACAACAACGCTTCTTCAAACATGGGTACTGCGGACTGGTTCAATCCAGCAAGCGCCATGCGTGTTGGTGACAGAGGTGACGGACGTGGTGTCCGTTGGCCTACACATTTCAACGAAAGTCTGTTGGCTGATGTATCTGAAACAGTCGAGCCAACAGGATTAGTCGTATCTCAACCAACTGCCGAACCAACTGTTGGCAAGGGACTGATTCGACCACGTAATGATGTTTTACAATCTGACGAAACGGAGCGTGGAATCAGTAACAGACTCGACCTCGCTGACGAGGACGGTCTATTGAAACCAACTGCTATGGTCAGTGAAGGAATTGAGTCAGTAACTGCTGACTTGATGCTCGCAGAGCCTGTTGGCGGAGATGGTGTCCGCATTGGATTGGACATTGACACGCTCGCTGAACTCAACGATGGTGTCAGTCGTGAATATGTTATCATGAGCACAGAGGCTCACAGTTTGCACACTGACCGTGAAGTAGGACAGCGTACAACTCTACGTGGTGCGCTCAATATCGGAAGTCAAACACTTGGTCATCTTGACATGACATCACTCTCTTGGAGTGGTCAACCTGTCAAGGGTGTACTGCGAGTATCGAACGCTCACGCATTTTGGGCTCTTGGTGGTACATACGTTGTTGATTGGTCAGTTCGTGAAGGGGTGTTGTCTGACTTCGGTTGGGGTGCAACTACTGCGGCTGATTCAACAAACCCGTATCAGGATGCGAACCATTCACCAAAGGTTGACCGTACCAACAATACTGACAGTAGCATCGAGTTATTGATGCGACCTGTTATGACGCTTGACAAGTCACACGTACAGATGTTCCGACACAACCCAGTCGTTACAAGTGGCACTCCTCAAGCCAGCCCTAACTTCTATTCCGCTACTGGTGGATGTAAGTATGGATTCTATGTGAGTGATGCACCGTCAGCCCGTACAGGCACACCTTCGTCGCCTCCGTACAAACCGGTGTATGCTATTAAACCTGCAACCAGTGTAACAGCATCAACAAGCGACGGTCCAAAAATTCTCGGCGTCGACGTGACAGGGTATGTCAAGACTGACATAACACAACCAGTCGCTCGTATCGTCATGAGTGAGAACACGTTAGAGCACTTCCGTAGCGATGCACCTCGTCGATTATCAGAGAATGGTGAATCGGATTTCACAGTACAGCCACGCCACAGTCAAACCCTACACCCGAAGGGCAGTTCAGGCGATACGTCTTTTAACACAGGCGACCACAGTGGAGAGTGATAGCATGGCTGACGCATACAACAGAACGACAGGGCGATTTAGTGAAGCCCAGCCAACTGTCATGAAGCGTGTTCGCAAGCCGTCGTTCGTTGACAACTCTGTACGACACGCTGCTTACTCTTCGTCATCAACAAAGCGTGTTGCAGCATCACCTACACGTACAGACTTCCAAGCATCGAGTGACAAGACATACACCCTGACAGAAGAGGATGACAGCATACGAATTGAGCACACCACTTCTACTGGTAACAGATTCAGGGGAGGCATATTCCACGATGATGACCAGTTCGATGCGTCGTCTATAGTGCCGAGCCTGTTCGTCAATAAGCACAGCCCTCGTGAGCGCTTAGCACCACACTCTATAGAAACAGCAACCAAAGGTACACGCATTCGCCTGAATAACCTCAAGGGTCGTAGTCTAAACGACATCGGCTTTGATGGTAAGACGCTACAGATAGCACAGCCAGTAAGTATCGGCCTTCGTACGAGTGACTTGGCTGAGCGTATTGTCACAGAAGGTAGGAAAACCCTCTCAGGTTTCCGCATTTCGGCGCCAAGTAACGTGTTTGTTGCTAAAGACATCAACAATGTCGATGCTCTGACAGCCTTACGTTACCTGTCACGGCATGATGGTTTCATGACAAAGTCTGATTCATACGGTATTGTCAGTTATATTCACCAGTTACGTGGAAATAAGTCGGTTTACATCCATCAGGACATGGTTTCAGGCGGAATATCGGAAGAAAATATGGATGCAGCCCCTAACAGGGTCACTGTGCGGGGGAAATCACGTGCTAAAAATGACGACAACGTCGTCCAAGTCGACGATATTGAGTCTCAGAAGGACGGTGTGCGTGAAGTACAGGGTGGAATATTCGCTCCAACGGCAAACAACAGGAATTCGACGAAAAACATAGGTAGAAAGTTCTTGGCTACTGCCAAACGAGCAAAGGGTGCTAAAATGATGACTGAAACCATCAATTCTATGCAAGTAGAGGCAGGTGATGTCGTTTTATTTCAAGACATGAACGAAAAAACCCAAAATATGGCTCTCAGGGTACGTCACAACCTTACAGGTCGACGTTCTGACATAAAAGTGTCCTCAATCGAAGGCAGTTTAGAAGATTTGTTACAAAGAGCACAGGAAGGCGATATTTCTTCCATGTTTGACGATGGACAAGAAGAAAATCAACAAGTTACAGAGAAAAACTACTCTGTCAGTGCATCAATTACAGTAAAGACCACATGGGCTATTGCAATAAGGCAAATAAGACCCGAAGGTTTGATAATTGGGCATCCCGACAGAGGGTTGATTAGAGGTGATGGTGCAGTGGTTGAATCAGTAAACGGATTGCTAACATTGGGTACATCTGAATCAAAATGGACAATAAAGGGGAATGGTTGAATGCCACTATTAACATCAGGTCACAGATACGTAGTCGATAAGTTGGCTGAGGAGATTACTCAAGTTGTTTTTGGATTTGATGGAGGTATTGCCACCAGTGAAGACGGCGGAGCAGGTCGACCTGCTATTACCGTCACTCCGCTTGTACGCATCGTCGATGACAATACGATTTCAGTCGAAGCAAAACTCACTACGGTTGATTCCTTCACATTACCTCTCCGAGAGGTGTGTATTCGCTCGGCTGACCGAGCATTATTCAGATATACCTACGACGCAATCACGAAGTCATCTGACACTGAACTTATATTCTCAACAATCATCGAGGTGAACTAAAATGGTCAACCCACTATCAGGACATACTACAGGACAAACTGCTTCATCTGAATCACTAAAAGACGGGGCTGGTTTATCAAGTACATCGCTAACAAATCTGTATGAAGGTCTACACGGCAACGGTATTGTCCGGTTGGATGACCGGGCTTATGCAGACAGCAATCGACAGAACACAGGTACTAACACGGCGGGACATGTTGCAGTTTCCTCGGGTGGCTCAGTCACTGTGTATGGGGGTTACGCTGTACTCGGTGGTATTCTGTATTCATTTGCCAACGGACCCAACTCCAATAAAACCTATACCGCAGGCGACACTGCTTGGCATCTTGGCTCACTCCCGTCTGTACCCTCATCGAATTCAGATGTGATTGTGACAGTTTACGTAGTCGCTGACAACAACACTGGCGTTGCAAACGTCAAGCACCATTTTGGCACACCCGCTGTGACCAGTACAGGAACTCCACTCACATCTGATACATTTCTATCTCTACCCGGTCCAACTGGGGCGACGGTAAATCATGAAACAACTGTACTTGCTGTTTTACGCTACACAATGACGGGCGGAGCAGCAAACGTCACTGCCTCACTCAACTCACCTACGGTTAGTGATAAGCGATGTCTGTTGAGTAACAGTCCTATGTATTTGACTCCTGTTACCTCTGGAGCAACGGGGGATTACACCGCTGCTAAGTCAGTCGACCATGCAAATCGTTCACTCGACACAATGAACGGAACCATAGGTGGCGCTCAATCAGGTGCGTTCAACGCTTCACCACTCGGAGCAATATGGCAGGGTCATAGCCCCGATGGACATGCAGTGCTGTACTACAGTGCTCGCCGTGAACAAGGTGGCTCGCCTGTCCGTAACACGTGGAGGCTTGCGCCAAACGAAGTCAAGACCATTACAACAAGTGCTAACCAGAGTGCTACATTTGACGGACCCAACATATGGGTTATCACGACGGCTGGTAACATTACATTAACACCAACACCTGCATTCCCTCACAGTCATACGATTCGTGTGTACCATCCGTCAGGCAGCCATACACTGCACTTTGACCCAACCGGACTCAACTACGACGTGGCAGTAGGAAAGTCAGCCACATTCGGCTACAACGGCAGTTCATGGAGTCTGATTGGACTTTCAGGTGCTGGTGCTGGTACAGTTACATCTGTTGCTACTACTGCACCAATCACTGGTGGTACAATCACAGGCACAGGAACAATTGGCATTAGTGCGGCATCAGGAAGTGCAGCAGGTTCAATGAGTTCTGCCCACTACACTAAATTAGAAGATATTGAGACAAATGCAACGGCAGACCAAACTAATGCTGAAATTAGAGCGGCAGTTGAAGCAGCAACAGACTCAAATGTATTTACAGATGCTGACCATAGTAAACTAAATACAATAGAAGCATCTGCAACAGCAGACCAAACTGCGTCTGAAATAAGAACTTTAATAGGAACTGGTAATAACGGTGTTGTACCATCTGCTGGAACAAATGGTCATTTCTTAAAGCACGATGGGACATTTGGATTACCTTCTTATACAACAAATACAAACACAACGACAACTTCGGATGTTGAAGCGGCTGGTGCGTTGATGGATAGTGAGGTTACTAACCTTGCCCAAGTCAAAGCGTTTGATTCAGCAGACTATGCTACTGCGGCTCAGGGTACGAAAGCAGATACTGCACATGGGTGGGGTAATCATGCGTCTGCGGGATATAGCACAGCGACAGGTGTAGATAACAATGCAGATGTTACAGATG